TGGAGCAATCCGTCATCGCGAGTTTGTCATGGCTTCCGGAGAAATGAGCGAAGTAGAGTTTGTCTCTTTCCTGAACAACAGCCTGCGCCTGATGGCTGGCTATAGTGCGAACAACTCCGTTCACTATATCTGTATGGACTGGCGCCATGCGGGAGACCTCATTGCTGCCGGCAAGCAGAACTACGACGAATTCTTGAACCTGTGCGTTTGGGTAAAGGACAACGGCGGAATGGGAAGCTCCTATCGCTCCCAGCATGAGCTGGTGCTGGTCTTCCGCAAGGGCAAGAACCACCGCAACAACATCCAGCTAGGCCAGTACGGCCGCTACCGAACCAATGTCTGGCAATACCCTGGCATTCATACACTCTCGAAGCAAAGCGAGGAAGGCAACCTGCTCGCGCTGCATCCGACCGTGAAGCCTGTGGCCATGGTGGCTGACGCAATCCTCGATTGCTCGGCGCGAGGAGAGGTTGTACTCGATGCTTTTCTAGGGTCGGGGACCACCCTGATGGCCGCCGAGCGTGTGGGCAGAATTTGTTACGGAATTGAGATCGATCCGGTCTACGCGGATGTTGCAATCCGTCGCTGGCAGAATTACACCGGCGAAGCCGCAGTCCACGCGCAAACGGGCAAGCGATTCAACGAGGTCGCGGCTCAGAAGGAGGGGCAGCATGCCTGAGCATGATGCCCCGTATGAGGTTGGCTTCGCCAAGCCGCCGAAGAATGGCCAGTTCGAGAAGGGCAAATCCGGGAATCCGAAGGGCCGACCCAAGGGTTCGAAGAATTTTGCTACCGTTGTACTGCGAGAGTGTCGTCAGCGCGTCCGGGTGAATGGACCCCGCGGAACCCACACGGTCACCAAACTCGAGGCTGCCGTGATGCAACTTGGAAACAAGGCAGCTCAAGGCGATCTTCGCTCTCAGCGTGAACTCTTTTCCTTGGTCCGGGTGTCAGAGGAGGCTACCAACTCGGGGGTGTCGCCACTCAATCCGCACGAAATCGACCAGCAGGTCATGCAAAACATTCTGCGGCGCATGAAAAGTATCAGCGCCGACACCACATCCACCAACCCAGAATCCAAGACGGAGGAATCGTAATGAGTACTTCAGTCGAACTTTCTGCAGACGAATATCAAGTCATCCTACGGAACGACCTGACGAGCTTCATCGAACGCTCCTTCTACGAGCTCAACCCGCAAACCACCTTCATGCCCAGCCCATACATTGAGCTGCTTGTCTCAACCCTGGAAAAATGCCGGACCGGTAAAACAAGGCGCTTAATCATCAACCTGCCTCCACGCACCTTGAAGTCGCACGCCGCCAGCGTCGCCTTCCCCGCCTGGCTGCTCGGGCACGATCCTGCAAAGCAAATCATCTGTGTAAGCTACGGGCAGGATCTGGCTGACAAACACGCGAGAGATTGCCGAACCCTTATGAGCAGCCCATTCTATCGCCGCCTCTTTCCCGGGACGGTTCTATCTGGGGACAAGCAATCGGTGAACGAATTCATCACAGAAGTCGGAGGCTTTCGCATGGCCACGTCGGCCGGCGGCGTGCTGACCGGCCGCGGCGCGGATGTGATTATCATCGACGACATTCTAAAACCGGATGATGCCCTCTCAGAGGTACGACGCAAGGCAGCGAACGAGTGGTACTTCAACACATTGTTGAGCCGACTGAACAGCAAGGAAAACGGCGTGATCATCATTGTGATGCAGCGGCTGCACCAGGGGGACCTCGTCGGCGAGGTAACGGACCGCGAACACTGGGATATGCTATCGCTCCCTGCCATCGCCGAGCAGGACGAGAGCTATCCCATCGAAGGCCCGTTGGGAAACCATCTCTACGTGCGCAAGGCAGGAGAGGCCTTGCATCCGGAGCGCGACTCTATCGAAATCTTCCGAAAGATCCGTGAGGCTGCTGGCGAGTATACCTTTCAAAGCCAATACCAACAAAGCCCCGCGTCGCGCGAGGGTGGCGTGATCAAGAAGGAATGGATTCGCTCCTTTGAAGGCTTATCGCCGCGGGATATGGAGTACGTGCTGCAAAGCTGGGACACTGCAAACAAGGGCGGCGAGTTCAACGACTATAGCGTCTGCACAACCTGGGGAACGCGCGAGGGGAACTTCTATCTGCTTGACGTCTTCAGAAAGCGGTTGAACTTCCCGGATCTGAAACGTGCAGCCCTTGACCTTTTCCGCAAATATGACCCGATCAAGCTTCTGATTGAGGACAGGGGCTCCGGGTCATCGCTGTTTCAGGAACTCAGGTCCGAATACATCTGGTGCCTGGAGGCATACAACCCTCAACAAGGCAGCGATAAACTGATGCGCCTGGCTAAGCAGTCGGTCAAATTTGAGAATGGCAGAGTATACCTGCCGAAACAGGCGCCGTGGCTCGATGAATACATACAGGAGATTACGGGCTTTCCCGGCACCAAGCATGACGATCAAGTGGATTCAACCTCGCAGGCATTGGATATCTTGGAGAAATATGCATTTCTACCCGACAAACACCCGTTTCACTGGCCAACTTGGGGGTACGAAACCTGCTAGATGTGGCGCTGCTTCTGCAGGTGCTGCCCTGGTTTGAGTGAAGCTGGATGATTGCTAGTCACCTGCCCAGTTGCCAGAATTGATCTCTCACGTTGGCCATAATTGCTTGACTTTTTGCTCCCGGCGAGCGGCGAACGCACCACGTCACCGTAGGAGAGGCCGGTTTCGAATACAACGGAGAACGCTATAAGAGCCTCTCCGCGATCGCCCGGCTGATCACCGGCACCCGCTGGTCAGGACCCCTGTTCTTCGGTCTCAAGGGGCATCGCTCATGAGCACCCTGCAAAAGCGCTCCATCCGCTGTGCGATCTATACGCGCAAATCTTCAGAGGAAGGGCTTGAGCAATCCTTCAACTCGCTCGATGCCCAACGCGAAGCCTGCCAGGCTTACATTCTTAGCCAGCGTCAAGAGGGCTGGCGTGCCATCGACGCCCAGTACGATGACGGAGGCTATTCCGGCGGCACTATGGAGAGGCCCGGCCTCAAGCGCCTTTTGGCCGACATCGAAGCCAAGAAGATCGACACGGTTGTTGTCTATAAGGTGGATCGGCTGACACGCAGTTTGGCTGACTTCGCCAAGATCATTGAGGTGTTCGATGCGCGAGGCGTGAGCTTCGTCTCCGTCACCCAGCAGTTCAATACCACCTCATCGATGGGCCGGCTTACCCTCAATGTCTTGCTTTCCTTTGCTCAGTTTGAGCGGGAGGTAACTGGAGAGAGGATCCGGGACAAGATTCTGGCATCGAAGCGAAAGGGCATGTGGATGGGTGGTCCCGTACCTCTGGGCTATGATATCAATGACCGCCACCTGATCATCAACGAAAGGGAAGCCGAGCAGGTTCGTGAGATCTTTCGGCTTTATCTTGAATTCGGCTGCGTGAAAAAGCTGAAAGCATACCTCGATCAGTGCGGGGTGAAGAGCAAGATCCGGGTGAGCAACTCAGGCAATAGCTCAGGGGGTGCATCGTTTTCCCGGGGCGCTCTTTATTTGATTCTGCGGAACCGAACCTATCTAGGCGAGACTCCTCACAAGGGGCAATCGTATCCCGGGGAGCACGCGCCGATTGTCGATCGTGAGGTATGGGAGAGAGTGCGAATACTGATGGCCGAAAATGTTCGTGTCCGCCGCCACGGTACAAACGCCAAAGCCCCGAGTCTTCTGCGTGGGCTGCTCTACGACGAAGACGGAAACCGTTTCACTCCATCCCATGCATGCAAACGTGGCAAGCGATACCGGTATTACGTATCGCAAAGAGTTATTAAGGACGCGTCCTCGGCCTCAAATCAGCCCGGCAGAATCCCGGCACGAGAGCTGGAAAATCTGGTCCTGGCCAAGTTGAAAAGCTTCTTCTCATCCGCAGACCAGGTCGTCAGTGCGTTGGCCCTTCCCGAGGATGATCTTGGCGTAACGCAAAAATTGATTGAGTCTGCTACATGGTACGCAAAGCGCCTTGGTGAGAATTCGCCTTCGGTTCTAATTGAATTACTCGAAACAATCGTGGCCCGTATAGTGGTCCATCAAGGATCCGTCGAGATTCAGACCGACAGGGCCAAATTGCGCGCACAGCTTCTCGGGCCCGACCACACGGATCCTCAGACG